AAAAACTCAATTGATAGTAAAGGTGGTGCGTTACGAGGGTTTGAATATTGTAGATTGTTTACAAAAGATAACCCATACTCATTGTATTCACAATTACAAAAAACCCAAGGAAATATAAGGAAGTATTCATATTCTGTTTTAGACAACACTTTCAATTTAAACATTGCACCATTTAACGATAAAAATGGACAACCAACAAATATTGTCGATGGACAAGTAAAAAAATATATGTTATCTCTTGAAAACTTAGCATGGAGAACATCCAACAAACCTGGATTTACAACTGAAGATTTACCAGCATGTGAAAGAGGACCTAATGGTGGAAGAATAATGTGGTTTCCACCGTATAATTTAGATTTTAGTGAAGATTCTGATGTGCGTTTCGAAGATGTCAGTTTTATAGGAAGACCTGAAATGATTTATACATATAAAAATACTCAAAGAAGTGGAAGTATTTCTTTTGAAGTATTTGTAGACCACCCATCTATTTCTAATTTACTTGTAGACCAAGAATTCAAAGATATAAGACCTGAGTCTGAAATTACAAAAGTTCTCGATTCATTTTTTGCTGGATGTCTCAAATATGATTTATACACTTTAACTAAAAGATTTGCATTTTTAGCCCCACAAGATATACAAACAGCAATTAATTTAATTAAATATCCAGAGCAAGCAACAACAATTGTTACTGAAACCCCACCAACAACACCTGTAAAAACAGAACAAGGTGCGGCAACCCCACCTGCGGCTACAGATGACGCTGAAAACCCGAAATTTCAAGAAATATTTTTATTTTTCGAAAATGCTGAACCAAACGATTCTGCTGGAAGCACAACGACACAAAATTTTGAACACTGGTATAATTCTTATGTGGCAAATAAATCAGACTATTCAACTAAGCCTTTGGATATAGTTTTTAAGTATCAAGACCCTACCAAAACACCAATAAACCCACTAGCTCCAAGTTTTTCATACAAGGATAATGTTGACGCAAGAAAAGATAGTATATCAGATTTCTTTTCAAAAATAACACAAGAGTTCCAAGACCTGAAAGATTTTTTAAGTGAAGTTTTCAAAGTTTTAGATTCAGGAGGTGAAGTAAGTTTTGACCTTTTGGCTACTGCTAGCTCAACCAACCAAACTGGAAATCAAAAGTTATCAGAAAGAAGAAATGATGCTGTTTTAAAATTTATAGACGAATTCAAAGTTAACGGCAAACCTCTAAAACAATTTAGAGATGCTAGTCCTCCTAAATTAGTAATAACCCCAAAGGCTGAAGGTTCAAGCGGTAAAGTTAATGACCCTAACTATTCAGAAATTGATTGCTCGAAGACTTTTATTGATCCTTACGTTGAAGGAATTTATTCAGTACAGGCTATGGCATGTAGAAGAACAAAAATTAGTAATGTTGACATTAAAAGAGCAACACCCCCACCAACCCAAACACCACCCGCACAAGTAGAAAGTGTTAGTCCAAACCCTAACGCAGCGGACCCTACAACGGCACCTGTAACACCACAAAATGAAATAATAAATAATTTTAAACAAACACCACAATATAAAGATTTAGCTAAAAAAATAATAAGAAGACTTTTAACTGAGTGTAATTATTTTCAAATGATAAAGGAATCTAATCCATTTGTTTATGACAATATTAGAAGTAAATTTCAATACTTTAATCCCACATTTCACTCTATAACACCTGAAGGGCTAAATTCAAGACTTGTTTTTTTACAACAATGCGTTAGACCTGGAGACACCATACCTACTGTATCACAAAATGCGGGAGGAAGTTATACTCCAGATTACAGCGACGCATTCAACAGCGCATTTGGTTCACCACCAATTCTTGTTTTAAGAATTGGAGATTTTTTTCATACTAAAATAGTTCCTACAAGATTAACTTTCAAGTATGAAGGACAGTCAGGGCCTCTTTTTGACTTAAACCCCGAAGGTATTGGTGTTCAACCAATGGTTGCCAAAGTTGATTTAAGTTTTAACATGATTGGAGGACATGGTTTGGCGGGGCCTGTAGCTCAATTACAAAACGCATTATCATTTAATTATTATGCAAATACAGAAATGTATGATGAGAGAGCAACAATCACAGAAGATGTGACATCTCAATACGACGCCGAATTTTTTGAAGCAATTAGAACTAATCCTTTTGGTAAACCACAGGAAGTTATACAAAATAAAATTGGGACAACAATTGGTAAACAAGATTCATCAAAATATGATGCAAACTTAAGTGGATTTACTGGCGTTCTTTCTTATAAGGAAAACATGAAAAATTTCATAGACCTAACAAAAGATTACGCTCAAACTGTTTTCCAAAATCTTAAAAATATAAACTCAAAACTATTAATTGGCGGATTACTTATATTCACAAAAGATAGAAAATATCAAAATGGATATTTTAACAATATCAACCAACCAACTACAAACTTGGTTAAAATTTTTGGTAAGAGTGAATATGAACAAAAAGTTGATTTACTTTTTTCGAAAGCAAAAGATGATGTTAAAAATGAAACAAGTCCTGTTTTAAATTTTTTGAATATACAAAACTTTACAAATATATCTACAAGAAAAATAAAAAGAAAATTAAAAGACATGATAGATGATAGACAATCAAACTATTTGGCTATTTTAAACGAAGCTTCGAATAATATTGTGAACAGTGAGGTTAATGAAACAAAAATGATTGATGTTTTAGACCAATTAAATTATGTATGTAATGCTTTTGATGGATATGCTAATGATAAAAAAGAAATTATAGTTTTTTCATTAACGGGAACAACACCTGTGGATGCATCAAACACGTCTTACGCGAACACATTAGATGAATTACGAGGTGATTTACAAATTATAGGGAGCGGTGTATCGGCATTCACCAATAATTTAGAAACTTATAAATTAATACCAACATCAAACGAAGAGTCTTGGAATGATAATTTTCAATTTAATACGTTCATAGACTCAGACCCTTTAGCTATTTCCGCAGAAGAAAATAGATTTTTTATGATTTTTGGAAAAGAAATAATAGACGATTATAATAAGTTTGTTAATGAAGTTGTTGATGTGGTTAACAATAATGAAAGAAAAACTGAATGGACAAATTACATACTAACTAATTTGGGCATCGACACACCAACAGGGATATTTAAACAATATAAATCATCAAAAGATTTTGTAGATAAAAGGTTCGATGAATTCGAAACTTACTACAACACTGTTTTTTGTTCAACTTGTAGTTATAATATTAACAAAGATAAAGAAAGAAAAATGAATTTCTCTCAAGTATTGTTTCCTAACCAAACGGAAGTTGACAATATGAAAGCTATAAATTCATCAGTCAATTCTACAGGAGATGAATATAACCTAAAAATATCTTTTAATTAAAAAAAATGCAATATTATAATAGATACCAAAATTTTCTAATAAATGGTCAACAAACTGTTGTTCCATTTGTTAATCTACCCCAAAGAGCATCAGACCAAAGATATTTTTATGTAAAAAATAAAAGTAGATTAGATAAAATTAGTTTCGAAAAATATGGAACACCATATTTTGGTTGGTTGATTTTGACCGCCAATCCTATTTACGGTGGATTGGAGACTAATATACCCGATGGTGCAATATTAATAATACCTTATCCATTAATAAGTGCTTTGCAAGGCTACAAAAGCGCATTAGATACACATATTTTTTATTATGGCCGTTAATGACATAACAAAATTTAGACAAATCTATAATCAAGAAAATAATATTTATGTAGAAGCAGACTACGATAATATTATTTTAATTGACCCAAACAAAGTTATAGATGCAAACAAGAACGTAAAAGATAGATACGTTCAACAAGAAAACCTTGTAATGTATGCAAACTTAGAAACTCAAATTATACCTAGAACAAAATTGGCAATTGGAGATACTTTTGATAGTCCTGTAGTGAATTCTCAAATTGCGTCCCTATCGAATTTTCCCGATGATTTAAAACTTAATTTTCTTAAACCTAAAGGTAAAAAAGCTTTTGATACAAGTTGGTCTGATGAATTTACGGGAAGAGGAGCCCGTGTTGGGAAAGGAATAAACCAAAACGCCGAATACAAAACTTTACAAAACGGTGAAAACGTATTCAAGCAAAAAGTTTTGAATTATGAAGACACCCAAACTTTGGGTATAACAAGAATAGAGGTGAAAATAAAACCCGCAAATGTCACTGAGGTTACTATAGATTTGATTGATATAAGAGGAAGAGCCTTATTTGAACAAGGTGACAACTCATTATATTCGGTTTTTTTTAATTTGCCATACCCTCCTTTTTTTCTTATATTAAAAGGGTATTATGGTAAAGCAATTAGATACCAACTTAGTTTAGTTGAATTTAATGCAAGTTTTGAACCTGATTCGGGTAACTTTAAAATTTCGTTGAAATTATTAAGTCGTAATTCTGCCATTTTGGCCGATAGTATTATTGCATACGCAAAACACTCACCTAAAATGTTTCAAACAGAAACAATAATTACAACCAATACATCAAACTCTTTTAATAATGGCGTTAATACTAATAATGTTCAAACTGTTGTTGAATCTATTGGTGTTCAAAAAATGAAAGAAGCGTATTCGGTATATAAGAGTAAAGGATTAATTACTTCCGATTTTCCTGAAATAACTATCGAAGAATTTATTGCAAAAATTGAAAACTTACCGGCTAATTTTCAAGCCGAATTAAAAAAGGCTGATTTTACAGTAATGAAAGATGTTCAAGATTTTCAAACAAACGTTATTAAACTAAGAAATGCTGTTTTTGCAAATTCTGTAAATGAATTTTTAGACCCTTCTGAAAAAATATTAAAAGGTCAAATACTCTACCCATACAAAGAAAGTATTTCCTATGATGATAGAATAAAATATAAAAACAGAGTTGAAACAGACATAAAAACCTACGTTGATGCTCTTAAGGCTAATAAAAGTTTTGGAACTAACGGAGAATATAAATTACCAAACGCAGGTAAAATACCAGGTGAAATACCTATAAAAATATCAATTACAGATGTTTTTGAAAAGGTAGATTTTAACAAACTTACTGATGATGAATTTAGACAAAGTTATGCAATTAACTATGGGAACAATCCAACAGATAACCAACTAAACAAATATATTACTGATTTTAAATCAACGAATCCAAACTTTATTTATAACGAAAAAACAAATCAGCTTGAAGATGTGCGTCCTGACTTTTATAAATTTGGTGATAAAGTTGGAAATTCTCCAAATTATGTTCCTGACAGTTTTTTAGACAAAATTCAAAAAATTAGTGACGAGTTAAATAGGAAAAATCAACAAATAGAGCAAGAGCTAACAGAATTTTTAGCCGACAAAGTAGTGAATGGGCCAAATTCTTTAGGATTTATACCAACTATACGAAACGTATGTGCAGTGATATTTGCAGGTCTTGATGGTTTTTACAGAATGATGGAAAACACACATCAGAGTGCATGGAATCAAAGAACAAACCCTACAAGATTAGCATCAATTATTCCCCCAACAAAAAAGTTTGGAGTCGACTCAAAAAATCTTGTAAACGGAACAAATTTATTGAATGATTTAAACGTTGTTTATCCTTGGCCACAATATTTTGAAAAAGAAAAACAAAAAGATGGGACAGAGTTGTATGTGATTAAATATCCTGGTGACCCATCTGTTATAAATACAACTAAAGGATTTGACGGCACTGTTTGGCCTGAGGTTGCATTTACTGAAGCTTACATGAATGCAATAACCCAAAAAATCGTACCACCAAATCCAAACTCGTATCCAAACTCAAAAAGTCTAAATGATGTATTATCCATAAATGCTCTTGAGTATCCATTCAAAGTAATCCCATACACTAACACGCAAGAACAAAGTTATTTGTATGAAATATTTGAAAGAAGTTACGTTGGTGCTCACTATGCTAAAATGAATAGAACAGGTTACAATACTGAAAACATATCAACATTTTTAGGTAACTTAGAGGCAAAAAATATTACAACAACAGCAGTTAAAAATAATACTCTTACACAACTACTAAAAGATTTCAGATTTACTTATACGACTTTTTTAAGTACACTTAGAAAAATATCTAACAATGGAACTGGTACAAATTGGACCTTATATTCTGATTCTAGTTTTGTTACAGAATATATTAAAAATCTTTTGGAATTAGATAGTGGAACAAAAACTTTAGACGTTTATAACAATGTTTATAGTTTTGATACTTTAAAAAATAGTTCGGTTGCAATCGATAAATCCATACCTTTACCTGACTCCATTAAAAATTTTATCAATGGTTCACAAGCAAACGACACATACTATTTAGATAATTACCCAATAACAAATGTTAATTGGTTAAAAACTAATTTACAAGGAGGTCAAAATATAACAACAGTTAATGATTTTAACAAAACACAAACGTTTTTATACTTGGATGAGAAAAAAACTTTGGGTAGAATAGACGAAACTGAAACTTTAAAAAACATTGGGGCCTTTGTTTCTAAATACGGATTTAAAAACTTTACCCAACCTTTTATGACAAATGTCACTAATAATGTGCCGGTAAATTCGCAAACCTCACTTAGTAGTTTTTATTCTACTAGATTAGAAAAAGACCTTTATTTAACTGAAAGTATTTTTGATTATGGAAATAGTTATAGTGGCCAAGTTGGTACAAAAATACAAACAACATCACTAATCAATACACCATATTTTGTAAATGCAATTGTTGAAGGAGTCGAAAATCAAAAAAACAATGTGACTAACCCATATGTTGCATTAGGTTATTTATACCTTAATTCACTTCCATTAATAACAACAAGAGAAAAATTAAAAACTTTCGATGAAACAAGTTCGATACCAACAGACTTGGATTATTTGGCATCAACTTTTAACAAATTTTCTGCAATTCATAAATTACCTTACGCATGGGTTTTGAAATATGGTAGTATATGGCATAGATATAAAAAGTATGTCGAAACGAATGTTGATATTTTAGATAATAAAATATGGAACAATTTTGACTATTTGAAAAGTTACGACACAACAGGAACTACCCCAAGTAGCGCTCTTAAAATAATTGTACCGGCATACACAGGCGGCTCAACACAAGTCGAAATCCAACTTCAAACAACCATACCTTTAGTAGTAAACCCAAGTCAAACTTTAGATAATATTACATTGGGTTTTTACCCTAAAGTTATAAACAATGTATATAGGTATTTTTACAGTAAAGATTTACCAATACTCACAACACCGACATATCAATCTTTTTTAGACGCTTACAATAATAACGGATTTAGAACAGCAACTAATCAATCGTCTGGTAAATTCTATAAGTTTGGTTTTGATTTAACAAACCCAAATCGTTCATTGGGTAATAAAAACTATTACACATTTTTTGATAATCCCGAAAACAGTCAAAACTTTTTAATAATACCATCACAAGGAGGTATTAAAATTAATCAAACTAACTTTGAATGTTTTAATACTTTAGACCAAATAAAAGAAGAAGTTTTTAATAATAATTCTGTTTATAATGGTAGTGTAAGAACACTATGGGGTATTTCACAATTTGGTTACTTTAACAACTCACTTATTAGAAAACCACTACATAATGAATATCTCAAAACAATTTATACAGATAACTCTAAAAATTTAGATTTTGAACTAAAAAATACTACATCAACATACTCAAACATTGAAGAAATTTTTTCAGTGTTTGAACCTGAAATATTAGACAAATTTGAAAAGTTATTTTTAAGTTTTTGTAACCCAACACCATCAGTATCAGACATTGTTTTAATTGATGAAGTTACAAATTCAAATTATACTAACGTAGGCGGAGTAAGCAACGTTAAAGAAAAAAGACTATTTCATCAAATGGAAGCGCTATTTATGGTTCCAAAAAATAGTGTTTCACTTTTGAACGATGAAGCTCAAGACGGAATTCGTTTAGCTGAAAAACAAATATCTAATTTTTTCCCTAAGTTGGTAGATTTTTTAAACTTTGATTGTGTATTAAAGTTAGGTAACCCAGGAAATTTCAAAAGAAGAGTTTTTAATTACTTTAGCGGAAATGCTGCTTTCACACCTTTGAACCCATTAACGGTCTCAAATTATGTAAATGGAACACTACCGAGTGACGGCACAATTCTACCCCCAACTCTAATACAAAGTATCGCAGCGAAACCGGCCGAATGGAAAGCGTTAAAAAAATATGTTGGTGAATTCACTCAAGATGGTATTAAATATGCAGACTCAGGAAGTACAATTACTGATTTTTTTACTGCTAATAAAGGTATGGATGTTGAGTTTACTGTTTCAAACATAGAAACATTTTACCCACTAATTAGGTTATTTGCAAAACAAAAGTTAGAAGACCCAACCCTTAATAAAACTAAATTTCAACAGAGTATATCGAATTTTTTATTACAACAACAAAATTTTAACTCAGAAAATTTAACTCAAACCTTTACAAAACTTAATGCAGACCTACCAACAGTAACAGTGAAAAATTCAGGTATAGTTTATTCGTCTGCAGGTAATGTTGCGAAATTAGAAACGTATTCGTTACTTAAAACAATGAATGATAAGTGGATTAGCGGAACCGACTTTTTGAATAAAACAATTTTTGAAGATTTTTTATTTCAAGATAAGGCCGGAAGAGATGTTGGTAACGAAATTACAATAGATTTAGAAAAAATTAAAGATTTACTTAAAAGTAATGACAATTCAAGTATGTTGGCGGTTGTAAGTAATATATGTGCAAACAACAATATGATTTTTTACGCACTTCCCGCTTACGTTAATTTTTATGGAATCCAACAGGCGGTTGCAACAAACCAAAGCATACCTGTTGATGCAACAGAAACACTATTTGGAACTTTTTTAGATGTTGACTATATAAAGGCAACCCCCAAATTTCTGTTGATGTATGTTGGTAAACCTTCCGAATTTACAGCATCTAACGCAGCATACTCAAGGTTTGCTGATGACAGTTTTGACATACGTAAGTCTTCAGACAATCCTTTAAGGCGCCCATCAAGTCCAAACGAAGATTATTCAAAGAAAAATAGAGTAGTTGGTTTTAGTGTTGATTACGGAACTCAAAACCAAAGCATATTTAAAAGTGTATCGATAGATATGTCTGAGAAAAAAAATACGGCGGAATCTAATAAGTTGTTTGCACAACTTGGAGCTTCAGTAGCTGGTGATAAAGTGGCTCAACAAACAGTATCATTATATAGTATTTACAAAAGTAGAAGTTATGTTGCAAAAGTTGATATGATGGGAAATGCCATGATACAACCGACCATGTATTTTAATTTAAGACACGTTCCTCTTTTCTATGGTCCTTACATGGTTTTGAGCGTATCACACAGCGTAGCGCCTGGTAAATTTGAAACATCATTGGAAGGTGTTAGAGTATCAAGATATAGTCTACCACAACCGAATAGTTTGATTGACACATTAAATCAAAATTATTTAAATGTCTATAAAGAATTGATATTGAAAGAAACAAAAGTATCAGAGGCTGTGGTAAATGTAGATACCAAACAAGGGACAGTTGAAGCGGGTTCATTACAGGCTCCTGAAAACATATGTTTGACCGCCACAACTTTCACTACGGTTCCTTTTGTAGACATTAATCTTACACCAATAACTTCCACGGATTTACAAACATTATTAAATAGTAAAATAACGACCGCCCTTGCAAAACTTAAACCATTATATTATGGAATTGCTTTTACAAGAATTAATAACAAAGTTGACTTAATTTCCTGTAGCGCTCCAAATTATAACTTGTTTGAAATATCAACATCAAACAATTATGGTGGTAGTATGAATAGTTTAATTACTCAACAAGTGTGTTTAACAACGGCCTTAGAAGACACTAGTGTTTCTAAACCATACGCAGTATTCGAAAGTTTTGAAAAAGGGTTAGAATTTTTTAATTCCTTAAATCAAGCATTTTTACCAATAATTGAAAGTTTAAAAAATTCAAGTACAGAAACAACAGATGCTAAAAAATACGCAGAAGCATACTCACTTTATACTTTATTTAGAGTTGAAGGTCGATTTGTGAGTCCTGCTGGTGGTGTAGGACTTTACACTAACTTACCAACAAGCGCCGCTGATTTTACACTTAGAAAAGCACAAAAAGTTAATTCAAGTTTTCGGGACATACTAGATATTTATAATAGGTATAAAACGGTTTTCGAGAACGCATATGTGTTATTTTTCCCATAACCTAATATTTATAATAAAAAAACTATGGAAATTAAAATGTTATTAGACAACTATCTTAGAAAAGATACTAAAATCGCGCAAAAAGACAAAGGTAATGGATACCAAGAAGTTTGCGATTTGGACACAGGTGATTGTTACACAATAAGAATAAAAGACGGTCTTATTGAACGCGTAGACAACACAATTAAAACAAATAAAACGTTAAAAGTCGAAACCCCAACAGGGACTAAAACATTGTTAAATGGATAAAAAATGAATATAGAAAAACAAATCCTTGAAGAGTTAAGAAGATTTAATCAAATCACAAGTTACATTAATGAACAAGAAGTTTCACCGGCACCTGACACAGGAGCACCAACAGCACCTGACGCAGGAGGGGCACCACCGGCACCTGATGCAGGAGCTGCACCCGCACCTGATGCAGGAGCTGCACCCGCACCTGATGCAGGAGGAGCTGAAGCAATTCCAGAGCCTGTTGATGTCAAGTCAGACCCTGATGTAGAAGAAGTAGATACAGAAAAAAAAGATGAAGAAGAAGAAACTGAAGAATTGGACATAACTGATTTGGTGACAACACAACAAGAAATTAAAACAAAACAAGAAGAATTTATGGACGGAATGTTCCAAAAAATTAATGACTTGGAAACCAAGTTGAACCAAATGGACCAAATAATGTCAAAAATAAATTCTATCGAAAGTAAAGTTGAAAAATATAGAACAAAAAGTCCTGAAGAAAAACTTATGTTACGTTCATTAGATTCATACCCATATAATCAAAAACTTACAGATTATTTTGAAGACAAAAAAGAAGATTTTGAAAAACAAGGTAAAGATGAATATATTTTAACTTCCGACGAGGTTGAAAACTTTTCACCAAACGAAGTTAAAAAAACTTTTGGAATTTTTGACCAAGATGAAGACGAAAATACATTTTAATTTTTAAATTGATGTTATAAATTGAGGGAAGAATTATCTTCCCTTTTTTATTTGACAAAATCTATTTTTCAGTTATATTCTTATAAAGATAAAAGAGTAATAATTAAAAATTTATTTATGGCAAATTCAGTATTAGATTCAGTACTAGCACAGTACGAAAAGAACTCAACAACTACGAGTTCACAAAAAACAAACATTTCTCAAGAAGACAGATTAAAGAAGTATTTTTCAGCAATTCTTCAAAAGAATGAAAAGTCGGCATCACGAAGAATTCGTATCCTACCTACCAAAGATGGTTCATCACCATTTGTTGAAGTTTGGTATCACGAAATTCAAGTAAACGGACAATGGGTTAAGTTGTATGACCCTGATAAAAATGACAATGAACGTTCACCATTAACTGAAGTTTATAATGAACTTATTTCCACAGGAAAAAAAGAAGACAAAGATTTGGCGTCACAGTATCGTTCACGTTTATTTTATATTGTTAAAGTAATCGACCGAGACAACGAACAAGATGGAGTTAAATTTTGGAGATTTAAACACAACTACAAACAAGAAGGCGTATTGGACAAAATCTTACCCATTTGGAAAGCAAAAGGTGATGTAACAGACGCCGAAAAAGGACGTGATTTAATTATCGAACTTATAAAGGCAAAAACCCCACAAGGAAAAGAGTATACCGTAATTCAAACTATTATGTATGATGACCCACAAATATTACATACGGATAAAGTTATCATGGAGGATTGGTTACAAGATGAACTTACTTGGAATGACGTATATTCAAAAAAACCTGTAGAGTATTTAGAGGCTGTCGCTGTTGGAGAAACTCCAATTTGGAACTCTGAACTTAAAAAATATATCTATGGTGAAGAGGCTGAAATTTCACTTGGAGGTGGAAAACAAACAAAACAACCGGTTATTGACCTACAGGCTAACGACGAACCTGCAGAAGATTTACCATTCTAATTCAAACTAACTATACGGGCTCGGTAAATGAGCCTGTTTTTATTAACTTTCAAAAAAAACAAAAAAAATGAACAGATTTATTGCAGAAAAACTAAAAGACGCTCTTGTAAAAAAATATGAATCAGACATTGCAGATGCTGAAGCTCGTTTATATGTTTATTTTACAAATCCTGTTGGGATTGGAGAACACCCACAACACACAGAAGAAATGGATAATTTGGTTGAACAGCTAGCAAATGCAAAAGATAAATTAGACACAATTAACAACTTAGAAATTTACGAAATATAATCATGGCTATTAAAAAAAATGATTTTAGTTCACTGAAGAAAAAGTTTTCAACTTCAGCGAAGTATAAACCACAAAGATTTTTCGATTTAGGTGGTGATTTTCTTGATGCTGTTGGTCTACCAGGACCAGCTATTGGACACCTTAATATGTTTTTAGGTCACTCAGATACGGGTAAAACTACCGCTCTTGTTAAAACTGCGGTTGATGCTCAAAAAAAAGGAATACTTCCTGTTTTTATAATTACAGAACAAAAATGGTCTTTTGAACATGCAAAACTTATGGGTTTTGACTGTGAAGAAGTTGTAGATGAAGAAACAGGCGAAGTTGATTGGGATGGATTTTTTATTTTCAACAACGACTTCGAATACATCGAACAAATAACAGATTACATTAATAGTTTATTAAACGCTCAAGAAAAAGGAGAGTTAGAATATTCACTATGTATAATGTGGGACTCTGTAGGTTCTGTTCCATGTAAAATGACATATGAAGGTCGTGGCGGGAAACAACATAACGCTGCGGCTTTGGCGGATAAAATTGGTATGGGAATAAACCAAAGAGTTTCTGGTTCTCGTAAGTCAGACTCTAAATATGAAAATACTTTGATAATTGTAAACCAACCTTGGGTAGAGTTACCTGACAATCCATTTGGACAACCTAAAATAAAAGCAAAAGGCGGCGAGGCTATTTGGTTGAATTCATCTTTAGTATTTTTATTTGGAAATCAAAAAGGCGCGGGAACAACTAAGATTACGGCAACTAAAGACAAAAGAACCGTTAAGTTTGCCTCGAGAACTAAAGTGTCTGTAATGAAAAATCACATAAATGGTCTTGGATATGATGATGGTAAAATAATTGTAACGCCGCATGGTTTTATTGCTGGTAAAGACACAACTGAAGAAAAACTAAATATAGAAAAATACAAAAAAGACTATGCAGATTATTGGAAAGACATAATTGGTGTGGATGGCGATTTTGATTTGAAAGAAGAAAAAGAATGAGTAGAGTAGTAACAATTAAAAATTAGTGAGTGTCAAAGACATTACTCGTAGACGGAAATAATTTATTGAAAATTGGTTTTCATGGTGTTAGAGAATTTTATCACGATGGAAAACACATCGGAGGTATTTGGCACTTTTTGAATACTTTACGTAAATTTTTAGAAGAGTCTAATTTTGACAAAGTTGTTGTGTTTTGGGACAGTAACAGGAGCACGTCACGAAGAAGATTGATTTACCCTAAGTATAAGTTGAACAGAAAAAGTTCAGAAAACGAATTAAAAGAAGAATCTTTCAACATTCAAAAACAAAGAGTAAAACAATACTTGGAAGAAATGTTTGTGAGACAATTAGAGGTCGAACATTCAGAAGCGGATGACTTAATAGCATACTATTGTAGTATATCTGAAGACGAACATAAAACAATATTCTCAAGTGATAGGGACCTAACACAGCTCATTTCAGACAAAGTTACTATATATTCACCATCCAGCAAAACTTATTTCAAATTAGGGGATAAAATTAAACTTTATGAAAATCTAATTCCCCACTATAATGTTAAAACAGTTAAAATAATAACGGGTGATGATTCAGATAATATTGATGGCATATTTTATCTTGGTGAAAAAACATTACTGAAATTTTTTCCTGAACTACTTGAAAAACAAATTGAGTTCGACGATATTTTAACAAAAGGTGAAGAATTAATCAAAGAAAATAAAGATAATGTCGCACTTCAAAATCTATTAACTGGAAAAACTAAAGAAGGTATATTTGGATTAGAGTTTTTTGAAATAAACAAAAAACTTGTAGACTTAAGTAATCCTTTAATTGACGAAGACGGTAAAAAGATGGTCTACCGTTACTATTTTGAAAGTTTAGACCCCGATGGAAGAGGTTATAAAAACCTTATAAGGATGATGATGGAAGATGGTTTATTTAAGTTTTTACCTAAAACTGATAATAATTGGACATATTTTCTAACGCCATTTTTAAAACTAACAAGAAAAGAAAAAACAAAATTTAAAAGAAAAAACTAAAATTATGAAAGAAAATCAAGACATTACAAAAATTGAATTTTTAATTACCTTAAACGATAACTTTGTAGTCCAAAGATTTTTTAATGTAAGAGGATTCAACCCAAAGGCTAAAAATAGTCTTGAGTTATTAAACTACGTTACGAGTTTATCAAATGACTTACAAACAAAACTAAGAAATAAGTCGGTTTTTTATATGTTGGAAAATCGATATCAAATCGAACAAGACCCTTCCATATTAGAAACCGCAAATACAGATGGTCCAGAATATTTTAATATTATTATAAAAATAGGAAATGAGACAATTTGTCATAGAACTATAGACGCTAAACTATACCCACCAAAGGCTAGATATACTCTGGATATAAGACCAACAATAAAAACCATACTAAAGGATCTAACTGACATTTTTTCATCTAAAAATTTATATTACAAATACTTAAACTATTCACTCGATTAAGAATATTTATCAAATATTAAAAAAAAATAATATGTCAGACAAAAAAAACTTTGGTTATTTAGGTAATACTTTTCAAATCCAACTACTTAATAATATTATCCTTTATAAGGACTTTTCCAACTCAATCTTAGAAGTAATTGACCCACATTATTTTGATAACCAGTATTTCAGAATTATATGTCAGATGGTTAAAGAGTTCTATTCAAAATATGAACACACACCAACTTTTGACACATTGGAACAACTTACCAAGTCAGAAATATCATCACCAATGGCTCAAAAAAGTATTTTAGATACTATTGAACAGGTCAAAAACGTATCAGATGAAGGCTCTTCTTTTGTTCAAGAAAAATCATTAAAGTTTTGTAAACAACAAGAGTTACAAAAGGTAATGACAAAGGCTCAATTCATTATCGATAAAGGTGACTTTGAAAGTTATGACCACCTTGAAGAAATGGTAAGAGGGGCTCTACAAGTTGGTGAAGTTGATAAAGGAACAACAGATGTATTTTTCAACTTAGATGAGGTGTTAGATGACGATTATAGGCACCCAATTCCAATAGGTATCTCTGGTATTGATAATTTATTAAGGGGAGGTTTGGCAAAAGGAGAAATTGGTGTTATTTTAGCGCCCACAGGTGTCGGTAAGTCTACATTTACAACTAAAATTGCAAATCACGCATTTAATTTAGGTTACAATGTATTACAAATATTTTTCGAAGATAATTCGAAAATTATTCAAAGAAAGCACATCACTTTATGGACCGGTATACATCCTGATGATTTGTCAGAAAACAGAAAAAGTGTTATTGAAAAAGTAAAACATATTCAATCATCAAGAAAAAACAAATTGATTTTAAAAAAGTTACCGTCAGATACAGTAACAATGAATCAAATTAAGAATCAAATTAGAAAAATGATTGCTGAGGGCAATAAAGTAGATATGATTATTTTAGATTATATTGATTGTGTGGTTGCTGATAAAGTGTTGAAAGACGAGTGGAAAAGTGAAGGGTCGGTTATGAGAGCTTTCGAGGCCATGTGTCATGAGTTAGATTTAGCGGGTTGGACAGCAACACAAGGTAATCGTAATTCGATTTCATCTGAAGTGGTTACAACAGACCAAATGGGTGGGTCAATCAAAAAAGCACAAGTTGGACACGTAATTATAACGGTAGCTAAAAGCCTACAACAAAAAGAAATGAACTTGGCAACAATAGCAATTACAAAGTCAAGAATAGGTAAAGACGGAATTGTATTTGAAAACTGTAAGTTTGATAATGCATTATTAGAAATAGACACAGAACAAAGTATGACTTTTTTAGGTTTGGAAGAACAAAAAGAAGAAAAAAACAAAAATCGTGTCAAAGAACTCTTAGAAAAAAAGAGATTAAAAGAACAACAATCTTAATTTAATTAAACTATGGAAAAAATATTAACAGAAAACACTGGACGTTTTGTCATCTTCCCAATTGAACACAACGACATATGGGAATACTATAAACAACATCAAGCGGCATTTTGGACGGCAGAAGAAGTTGATTTAACAAAAGACATCAGAGATTGGGAAAATCTAACTGATAATGAAAAATTTTTTATTAAAAATGTTTTGTCATTTTTTGCCGCTTCAGATGGTATTGTAAATGAAAATTTAGCCGAAAACTTTTATCGTGAAGTACAATACCCCGAAGCTAAGTTCTTTTATGGTATACAGTTAGCAATGGAAAACATTCACTCTTTAATGTATTCATTATTGATTGATACATACATTAGTAACCCAAAAGAAAAAGATGAATGTTTCAACGCAATTGACAGACTACCAGCAGTTAAGAAAAAAGCAAAATGGGCTTTGAATTGGATTAAAAACGCATCGTTTGCCGAAAGATTGGTTGCGTTTGCGGCGGTTGAAGGTATTTTCTTTTCAGGTTCTTTTTGTTCTATCTTTTGGATGAAATCAAGAGGAATTATGCAAGGTCTATGTAACGCAAACTCACTTATTTTTAAAGATGAAAACTTACATTGTGATTTTGCCATTCACCTATTGAATAACCATGTTGAAAATAAACCATCTGAAAAAAGAATAAAAGAAATAGTCCTTTCAGCTTTAGAAATTGAAAAAGAGTTTATCATTGAATCATTACCGATTTCTTTAATTGGGATGAACTCAGATTTAATGAAACAATATCTTGAGTTTGTAGTTGATGGGTTACTTGTTAAACTTGGATGTTCTAAAGAATATAACGTAGAACAACCATTTAAATTTATGGAACAAATCGCAGTTGAAACAAAAGGAAATTTCTTCGAGTCTAGAACTGTTGAATATCAAAAAGCAAAGTTGAACGAAACAATAACATTTACAGAAGATTTCTAAATTATAAACTATGTCATTGAAAATTATTAAAAGAGCGGAAGAAAATGTCGCTTTTAATCCACAAAAAATTTACAATAGAGTTAAACGCTCAGCAAAAGGTCTGAATGTAAATTCTGATGAAATTTTTATAAAAGTAATAACATCTGTCCCTACAGAAGGAGAAGTAACGACAAAAGAGCTAGATAAGTTAATTTATGAAATAGCGGCATCATATACTGGTAGTCATCACGATTATTCAAGATTGGCATCATCAGTTGCAATTTCTTCTTATCACAAAGAAACTTCGGATAGTTTTTCAGAAACCATTAAAGAATTATATTCTGACGGAATTATTCATGAAGAATTAATTAAAAAAATTGATGAATATGGTTCTAGTCTAATCGACTCAGTAATTAATCATGATAACGATTATAACTTTGACTACTTTGCTTGGAGGTCACTACAAGAAATGTATTTGTTGAAAAAACCAAATGGTAAAGTAATTGAAAGACCACAACATATGTATATGAGAGTTGCTCTTTGGGTTACAGATACTTTCGAAGATGCGGTTGATTATTATAAGTCTTTATCTAATCAGTTAATTTCAAAAGCAACTCCCATAATGATTAATTCAGGAACCAAAGTTCCACAATTAGCATCTTGTGTTTTACATTACAATAACTATGACTCAAGACAAGGTTTATTAGGCACAATAAATGACATATCAACTTTTTCTTCCGATGCTGCTGGTATAGGTCTTTCAATGTCTAACATTAGAAGTAAAGAAAGTAGAATTACAACCTCAGGTGGTTATGCGGGTGGATTATTAAAATACCTTAAAATTGTAAATGAATCATTAAGATTTTTTAACCAACAAGGAAGACGACCTGGCTCAGCGGCCATTTATTTAGAACCATGGCACAAAGATATTTTTGATTTATTAGACATTAAAAAGAATACAGGTGCCGAAGAATTAAGAGCTCGTGACTTATTTACTGCACTTTGGATTCCTGATAATTTTATGAGAGCTGTTAAAAATAACGGAGATTGGTATTTGTTTTGTCCAAACGACATTAAAAAAGCGGATTTAAAACCATTACAAGAATGTTATGGTGATGAATACGAGGAGGTATACAATAATGCGGTTCAAATGGGATTGGGTAAAAAAGTTTCAGCACAAAGAATTTGGTCAAAAATTGTAGAATCACAAATTGAAACTGGCGTTCCTTACTTGTGTTCAAAAGATAACGCTAATAAAAAAACCAATCACCAAAACATAGGTGTCATTAAACAATCAAATCTTTGTAATGAAATTTACCAATATACAGATGAAAACACTACTGCAATTTGTACACTATCTTCTATGGTTTTAAAAAACTTTGTAAATGGAAATAAATTTGATTTCGAAAAACTTTTTAATGAGGTTAGAAAAGTTGTAAGAGCCTTGAATAAGGTTGTAGACATCAATAACTACTCAACGAAAAAAGGGTTAAAAGGAGGTCTTGAGCAAAGAGCAATTGCTATCGGAACTCAAGGGTTGGCCGATGTATTTTATTTAATGGACTACATTTTCACATCTGATGAGGCAAGAAAACTGAACAAAGAAATCTTTGAAACAATTTATTACGCGGCCATTTATGAAAGTAACCAACTTTGTATAAAAGGTAAGTACAGACCTTACAAATTTTTCAAAGGGTCACCAATGTCAAAAGGTATTTTCCAATTTGATATGTGGGGAATTGATGAAACAAATCTTTCTGGAATGTGGAATTGGAGTAAACTGAAGAAAAGTGTTTCTGACTATGGTATTTGTAATTCTTTATTTACCGCTCAGATGCCTGTTGCGTCATCGGCTAAAATTACAGGTTCATTTGAAATGACTGAACCAGCACATTCAGCATTATTTAACAGAAGAGTTGTTGGTGGAGAAATAATGATTGTAAACAAATACCTCATAAATGACTTTGAAAAAATTGGTATTTGGTCAGAAGACTTAAAAAACGAAATTATTATAAATGAAGGTTCAATTCAAAATATTAATTTTAACAATTATTTAGACACTGAAGACAAAAATTACAATAAGAAAGTTAAAAGAATTGAACATTTAATTCCTAAATACAAAACAATTTGGGAGATTTCACAAAAGCAACTTATTGATATGGCATCAGAACGAGCACCATTTATTGACCAATCACAATCAATGAATATATATATGGCAAACCCAACATTATCAAAGATTACATCATCACATTTTCACTCATGGGAAAGTGGTTTGAAAACACTTTGTTATTATGTTAGGACAAAGGCAATATCAACAGGAGCGAAACATTTGGCCTTAGATATGTCAAAAAAACAAACCCCACCTTCACCAAAACCTGATAGGGTATTTAATGAAGGTATTTTACCTAAAAGACCAACAGATTCTGAATTTGAGTGTTTTGGTTGTTCTTCTTAAATTTAATCCGAGATTACTCTCGGATTTTTTGTTTTATGTTATTTAACTAAAAATATTGAATATTATATTTATTAAATATGGCACAAGGAAATACTTATGGAGTTATTTTTCCATTTAGAGAAAGTCCTCTAAATTATTACTTCGGTTTGAGTGAAAACGCTGGTGATGAAATTAGAGCTAATCTTCTACATCTACTATTAACCGCAAAAGGAAGTAGATATTATAATCCTGATTTTGGAACTAGGATATATGAATATATTTTTGACCCACTTGATGGCGAAACTTTTGATGCTATAAAATCAGAAGTCCAACAGCAAATTGAAAAATACATACCAAACTTAACCATTAATGATATAAGTGTTGTGCCGTATTTGCAGTCTGACGAGGCGCCAGGAGAATTGAATCAAGATTTATTAGGAACTAGTGAGATATATAAAATTCCTGGTAAAGAAACACAAGAATATACCGCTAAACTTACTATAGATTATACTGACGATAATAGTGCTTTTGGTTCAAGGGAATTTATAATACTTAATATATAATATGGCAACACAAAAAATTAACTATACTAGTAGAGATTTTGATAGTCTAAGAAAAGACCTGATTAATTACACACAACAATACTACCCCGACATAATCCAAAATTTTAACGACGCTTCAATTTTTTCAGTGTTGATGGATTTAAATGCCGCTATAGGTGATAATTTACATTTTCATATTGACAGAAGTATACAAGAAACTGTTTTACAATATGCTCAGCAAAGGTCCTCTATTTTTAATATTGCAAGAACATATGGATTAAAAATTCCAGGTTTTAGACCATCAGTTGCCCTTGCAGACATTTCGATACAAGTTCCGGCATTTGGAGATAATGAAGATACTCGTTATCTTGGTATCTTAAGAGCAGGTGCTCAGTTTAATGGAGGGGGTCAAACTTTCGAAACGGTTTATGATGTTGATTTTTCAACTCAATATAATAATGAAGGGTTTAATAACAGAACTAAAGTTCCTATTTTTGACGCTAACAATAAAATAATTAGTTATATAATGACTAAAAGAGAAGTGGTCGTTAATGGCGTGACTAAAGTTTATAAACAGGTTGTTAATGCTTCAGACGTTATTCCATTTTATAATTTCTTTTTACCTGAAAAAGATGTGTTGTCTGTGACAACTATAATTCAAAAAGACGGAACACAATATCAATCAACACCAACTAATGCGGAATTTATAACAAGCCCAAATAAATGGTACGAAGTGGATGCTTTAGCAGAAGACACCGTCTTTATCGAAGACACTACAAAACCAATTGATAATGCGGGTATAAAAGTTGGAAGATATATTAAAACAGATAATAGATTTATTTCTGAATACACACCTGAAGGGTATATGAAAATTCAATTTGGTGCGGCAACAACAACACCAAATCAACAATTACAACAGTTTGCAAATATTGGAATACCCTTGAAAATACAAAACTACCAAAATAACATAGGATTAGGTTTAACTGTAACACCAAATACCACCTTATTTGTTCAATACCGAGTTGGTGGTGGAACGGCGTCAAATGTTGGTGTTGGAGCCATTAATCAAGTAGGGTTGATTGACTTAGCGGTTAACGGGCCATCACCCCAAATTAATCAAAGCGTTATTCAGTCAATTAAAGTAAATAATGTTACAAGTGCTGTCGGTGGAGCAAATCAACCAACAATCGAAGAAGCAAGAAATATGGTTGCATTTAATTTTGCGGCACAAAAAAGAGCCGTAACCGTAAATGATTATAAATCCTTGATTGACACAATGCCTGGTAAATTTGGAGCGCCGGCAAAAGTTGCAATTACAGAAAATAATAACAAAGTAACCGTTCAAATTTTATCTTACGACGGAGATGGTAATTTAACACAAACAGTTCCAAACGCACTTAAAACAAATCTTGCAATTTACCTTTCTAAATATAGAATGATAAATGACTACATATCTATTGATGTCGCTAAAGTAATTGACTTGGAATTTGAAATTTCAGTTGTGATAGAAAACAATACCGCCCAAAGTCAGATAATTGCCCAAATAATAGACCAAGTTTCTAAATATATGAACCCTCAAAACAGGGACTTAGGGCAAAATGTAAATGTTTCAGATGTTAGAAACTTAATACAAAATACTGCCGGTGTCAGTACCTTAACGGATTTGAAAATTTACAATAAGGTTGGAGGGCAGTATTCTTCATCAGAAACATCACAAAGATACGCCGACATTGAAACAAAACAAATTCTTTTGATTGACGATACTATTTTTGCAGAACCTGACCAAATTTACCAAATTAGATTTGACTCAAGAGACATCAATGTCAGAGTCAAACAACTAAGAACTGTAGACTTCTACTAAATCATTTATTTTATTTCTTAGATGATTAGTTTTTAATAAAAAACCTAAATTATCTATTTATTTTAAAATAATTAATGACAAAAACATATAGACTTAAGGCTCAACCACTAAAGGACCAAAATTTAAGAATCAGTGTAACCCAAGATTTTGACTTTTTAGAAATACTTTCTCTCAAATTGAGACAAGAGGATGTATACACTAGATTTTGTGCCGATTATGGTGTAGTAGCAGGAAGAGTTGTAGTTAACGGTGGTTATGGTGTCCCCAACGCCAATGTGTCAATTTTTGTCCCTTTGGATGTTTTTGATGAAAACGACCCAATAATATCAACATTATACCCTTACAAAAGACCTGAACAAAAAAACGAAGATGGTTTTAGATATAATCTACTACCATACGTTCAAGAGTATGGCGGTCACATGCCTACTGGCACGTTCCCAGATGTGGAGGACGTTCTTAAAAGAAAAGAAGTACTACAAATTTACGAAAAATATTATAAATACACCGTCAAAACAAATGAAAGTGGTGATTTTATGATTGTTGGAGTGCCTTTAGGTATTCAAACTGCTGTATTGGATTTAGATTTATCTAATATTGGTTGTTTTTCATTAAGACCTTCAGACCTAATAAGATTAGGTCGAGGAAGTTCAGAACAATTTGATGGAGACAAATTTAAATCATCAACCGACTTAGATTCTTTACCACAAATTGTTGGACAAAAAAAAGACATTGATGTTGCATCTTTTTGGGGTGAAGAAAATATTTGTAATGTTGGTATCACAAGAGTTGATTTTGATTTAAGAGATTTAGGAATCGAAATAACACCTCAGGCGGTTTTTATGGGGTCTATATTTTCTACAAGTGAAGAGGATTTTCTAAAATCAAACTGTAAACCAAAAAAAGACTCTGGAAACTTATGTGATTTAGTAACAGGGCAAGGTAGGATTTTAGCCATTAGACAAACAATTAATTATGATGTAAACGGTAGACCCGCTTTGGAACAGTATTCTTTACCTGAAGGTGGAAAAGTTATTGACGACAACGGGACTTGGTTGGTAAATGTTCCCATGAATTTAGATTATGTTACAACAAATGAATTCGGAGAACAAGTGTTGTCAACAGACCCGAATGTCGGAATACCAACAAAAGGTAAATATAGATTTAGAATTCAATTCCAAAATGAAGATGGTATGAGGGCTAGTGTATTAAGAGCCGATTATCTCGTCCCAAACGTAAAAGAATGGGGATGGACAAATGCAAATGTAGATACACCAACAGACCCCGCTGCGCAGTTAAAATCATATGCCTTTAGTTTAGAGTGGGATGACTACGGAGATGTTAATACCACAATAGGTCAACAAATGATTCAAGAGGCCGTCAATTGTCAAGATAAATTTTACGAGTTGCATTTCAACAAGGTTTATACTATTTCTAATTTTATTGATAGGTGGAAATGGGGATTTAATAGAAGTAGACACTTGGGAATTAAAGAAATAACAGACAGAAGATGCACAACAACAACAAATAGATTTCCAGTCAATGATGGTGTAAGAAACTTTGACTTTATTTTTTTCCTATTTAGTTTATTAACAATTTTAATGACCCCAACGTTTATAACTTTAATAATTATTTTACATGTATTGGCCTTTTTATATCCGATAATACGAATTATTATAAATTTAATAATACGGTTGATTAATGGTGTCATTTATGGTATTTGTTTGGCGATAAGATTTATAACTTTTGGAGCAAGACCGAAAGGTGGTTGTAAAAGAGAGCCGATAAAACCTTTAGATAAAACCAACCCTTTTAAAAGAATATCCTTACCGATGTTGTCTTATCCTGATTGTGAAGCTTGCTCTTGTACCGATGAACCACTAACAGAAGACGCGACACAATCCCCGTTTGCACAGACTGCAAACGCTTCAATATCGTCACAAAATAATAGCTCACTTGGAGACACAAATTCCACAGTTAGTTTCAGCACCTATAATTCGATATTAGCGGCAAACTCTAATGATGTTCCTGCTTACAACAATGGGGTTGCACAAGCAATGGCGGGTTACCAATTTCAAAATTTAGGAAATAAT